ATGCCCCCACTCTCCGATCTCGCTATTCGGCGCGCGAAGCCGAGCAGCAAAACCCAGAAGCTCTTCGACGGTGGCGGTCTCTACCTCGAAATCTCACCTGCAGGTGGCCGTTGGTGGCGACTGAAGTACCGCTTCGGCGGCAAGGAGAAGCGCCTGGCGCTCGGGGTGTATCCCGAGGTCACTCTGGCCCTGGCCCGCAACCGCCGCGAGGACGCCCGCCGTCTACTCGCCCAGGGCACAGACCCAAGCCAGCAGAAGAAGGACGCAGCCGCGGCGAAGGCCGGGCTGGACGCATTGACGTTCGAGTCCATCGGGCGGGAGTGGATGAAGGGCCGGATCTGGGCGCCGTCGTATCGCATCAAGGTCGAGGCGTGGATGGAGAACGACGTGTTCCCGTGGATTGGCACGCGGCAGGCTGCTGACCTCGAGGCGCCGGACTTCCTTTCCATCGCGCGACGCATGGAGCGGCGCGGCGCCATCGAGTCCGGCCATCGGGTGATACAGAACTGCGGACAGATCATGCGCTATGCCATTGCCTCGGGCCTGGCCAAGCGCAATCCGGTCGCCGACCTACGCGGTGCGCTGCAACCAAAGCCGAAGCGCCACTACGCAGCATTGGCCGAGCCGAAGGGGCTGGCGCCACTGTTGCGTGCCATCCACGCCTACCAGGGCAGACCGGTGACGCGCTGGGCGCTCGCCTTGGCTCCACTGGTGTTCGTGAGGCCGGGAGAGCTGCGCCAGGCTGAGTGGTCCGAGTTCGATCTGGAGGCTGGCGTGTGGCTCATCCCTGCCGACAGGATGAAGATGCGCGCCGAGCACCTAGTGCCGTTGTCGCGGCAGGCCCTGGACATCCTGAGGGAGATCCACCCGCTGACCAACCGAGGCAGGTACGTGTTCTCCGGCCGCAACAGCGTGCAGCGGCCGTTGAGCGAAAACACGGTGAACACCGCGCTGCGGCGGATGGGGTTCGAGAGCGACCAGATGACTGGCCACGGGTTCCGGGCCACCGCGCGCACGATCTTGGACGAGGTGCTGGGATTCCGGCCCGACATCATCGAGCACCAGCTGGCGCACGCCGTGCGCGACCCGAACGGCCGGGCCTACAACCGCACCACACACTTAGCAGAGCGCACCAAGATGATGCAGACTTGGGCTGATTATCTGGACCTCCTTCGCGACGGGCCCAACCCAGCCTTTCTAAGTCTGGACTTCCAATCAACACGAGGTGAAACTGCGGTAACAGACGCTCAGCTTTAGGCTGATTCTAGGACTCAATAAATGCCAGTCACGATTCCGAGTGGTACTCGAAGGAAGCTAGTAAATCACATCAAGACAAGCATCTTAGAGTCAACCGTTTTTTCAGGAGCTCACATGATGCTCGGAACCTCAAGTGGCGGACTCCACGAAGCAATATCTAGCGGCAGCCCTCTGGATAAGACGCTTCAAAACATTGCGGGCGAGCGCCACATCACGGATTTCGTACGGAGTGAGGTTAGTCAGCTTAGATTGGGCGAGCGCAACTCAAGCATTGAGACTCTTCCCTTCCACCTTGTCTTCGATGATGAAAGAGCCATTGGGGTCGCTGAGGACCTGGTTCAGGGTATTGAGTCACTTCCATGGAAATACAGCTTCTACACGGAGCTACCTGGGGAGTTTTCAACGGAAGCTCTTGGACCACAGGGAGAGCTGAGTCTGACACCGACGCTAGAACTCATCACTGGCGCGAAGTTGAATCGAAAACTACCGGCCAAACACTCTTTGCTGGCGTCTTTCGCAGGCACAAATCAGGCACCTTGGGCAGATAAATCCATTTACATCAGACTTTCCCTCGAAGGCTATGTATCCAGCGACCGACAGTCTGAGACTGTACATGACGCCACCGACTATTTGTTTTCACTGTATGGATTGGCTTTGGCGAATGATATCTTGGAGTCAGATAGCGGGTGGGTGAACGTACGCCCCGCCACATCTTACCGGCTCGCCATCTTCAGAATCGGAGACGATGACCTAAGCCATCTTTCAGATGTTGAGTTGGATCCGTCTCACGCAAAAGAAATCAGAAATCTCGGTTCCCCACGCTCGTTAATGAGGACGTCAGAAGAATTCGATACGTTGTTTCAGGAGCGTTTCCACGAAATTGGCCGGGTTCTGATGAACGTTGATAGACGAGTACTGAACGCCGCGAGGTGGTACTTTGACAGCCACTGCGGCTCGAATGATCAGGTTCGGTTCGTCCAGATTGCAACTGCCTTTGAGATACTCCTAGGAGATCAGAAGCAAGGCAGGGAGACCGGATTAAGCACATTGATGGCTAACCGATGCGCGTACATGCTGGGCAGAAACGAAATACAAAGAACCCGTATAAGAACGGCCTTCATGGATGGCTACGATATTCGCTCCAGAATTGTGCACACCGGAAAGACGCGCCTTTCTCACGCCGAGCGCGCTCAATTTCGCGTAATGCAATCACTATGCGCATCTGTGATTTGTAAGGAATGCAGCGAGTTCATGGCGCCATAGGAAGTGGGGCTGGAGCATTGCTAACGTGAATGGCGCAGCTCCCCCATTGGACAGTAGACGGCGGATTTGCAGTCCTGACACCTATCTATATGCGTCAACGCCTGCGGGGAAAATTCCGTTCCGCAAACGGCCCCGCAGTCGGGCTGTAGACGCCCACTGCGCCAAGGGGGTGTCATCGATTGCGGAACGGCGACGGCAACTAGCTACCCCGGATGCCGCGATTTGAAATCCCCGTGCCGGCGGTTCAATTCCGTCCCGCCGCCATTTTTTAAGGGCTTGCAGCAATGCGAGCCTCTTTCTTTTTGCAGTTGCGCCGCATTCTCACGGACTCGGCGGCGAGGTGTGCCGGGCTGAAGCCCTCGCTTCACTCTGGATTGTTCACATCTACATGTGTCTTGAAACGCATGCCGGAGCCGACCGGACCTTTTTCAAATCGCACAAGAAAATCGACCTGACCGCGATGTCCGTGTCCGTCCAAGTACGTCATCTGAAAGCTAAAGTCCACCAGTTCTGAGGTGCCATCAATGAACCAGCGCAGCTCATTGGTAGCACCGCGCGACCACAGCACTACGCTAGGCAGGGTGATCTGGTACGCGTCGGGTACTGAAAACAGCACGTTTCTCACGTCGGCACCCACGTTCGTCAGGGTTAAACCTACAAAAGCGTCGCCGTTCCCGTGAAACGTCCCTCCGCTCTTCGCGACCATAACCGGAAGGGCAGCCAGTCGGTCGGCTTCGCGCTGCCGGCGGACCTCGTCGCCATCCATTTGCAGTTGCTCCCGAGTGACAGCTACAAGTTCCCTTTGCTGATCGACGGAGTTTTGAAGTTCCTGGACCTGTAGCTCCAGCGCCTTGGTGTTTTGCTTAAGCTCGATGCCCTGTTGCAAATATCCACAAATCAACCAGAAAAACGCCAGAGGACCAAGTGACCCAGCCAAAAAGTCGCCAAGCTCGTTCGGCTTTAGGCCATCGAAGCTGGCAGCATTTGTAATGACATACCAGCCAACCCCGGCGAGATACACTCCCGTGGCAACAACTCCTCCAATGGTGATTCCTTTCACTGAGCGCTCGCTTTTCGTTAGGTCCGACGAATCTATCGAAAGCTCGGAGCAAAGGACACTACCATGTCAAGGTCGCGGAAGATCAATGGAAACAACGACTAAGCCGATCACCCGCGATCATTGACGGCCTACGGAAATCAATGGCTTACCCGTGGCCTGGGGTCAGTTTGGGGTCAGTCCATCAGGCGGCCTGGTCGTCGTCCAAGGACTGCAGCCGGTTGGCGATACCGTCGAACCGCGCGGCCTCGGCGCGGAGCCGATCGGCGCCACGACGGCGCGTCGCCCTCGCCCGCCAGTCGCCACTGTGATTCCTGTCCAGATCGTCGGCCTGCTGCCATAGCGAAGCCGCCCGCGCGCGCGCCCAGCGCGCCTTGCCGATGCTCTTCTGATCCATGCAGCTACTGTCGCCGCCGGCGGTCGCACGCGCCGATACGGAGACAACGCCGGCTGACTGCCTACCAGGTCCGGTTCTTCCGCTGGGCCGCGCGGGCCACTTCGCGCTGATCGATCTCCAGGCGAAGCCGCTGCTGATGCCTTACCGCCCACAGCTCAGACCCGATCACGCCCTGCTCGTAGCTGGTGCATAGCCGGCGGCCGCGGTGCTGGTCGTCAAGATGACGGTCCACCTCGACCCACCAGACCTTGTCGTCCACGCGCTGAGACAGACGTAGCACTTCCGTCATGCCGCAATAGATGGCATCGGGGAGTTCATCAGGGCGGCTGGCGACCGAGCGCCAGCGGAAGTCGGGAGGAAGCATGCGCGCAGGATACGGACCGGGATCTCAGATTCCGCGACTGCGTGTCAGTGCCGTGCAAAGGTGCCGGCGGGGCGCTGCTCAGGCGCCCCAGCACCCGGGCTGAGCTGCCTGCGGCTCCCGGATCCGGCAGACCCAGAGTGCCCGTGCTGACCCCGCCGCGGTACAGGGTAAGTGCCCGCTTTGGCGTGGGGATGAGCCGGCAGTCGGTGTCGGAGTGCAGGCCGCGCGAAGGTCTGGGCATGCGGTGAGGCGTATGGTTCGGTCATGTGCGGCCGATTCGTCCAGACCCCGATCCGAAACGCTAACACCTTGGGCTTCCCCCAGTTGGTCGGCGACCTCATGTCGATCCCCGAAAGCTACAACCTGGCGCCGACGCAGCGCGCGTCAGTGATCCTCGATCGCGGCACCGGCCTGCAGGTAACCCGCCTGTCGTGGGGTCTTCTCCCCTTCTGGGCCAAGGCCAAAAAGCTGCAGGGCTCCACGATCAATGCCCGCATCGAGACGGTGGCCACCAAGCCAGCGTTCCGGTCGGCGTTCAAGAAGCGCCGCTGCCTGATCCCCATGGCCGGCTACTACGAGTGGTCGGTCAACGCCGAGGACGGGAAGAAGGACCCCTGGGTCATCCACGCGACCGGGCCCCTGCTGGCCGCTGGCCTGTGGGAAGACACCAGCCCCCTGCTCGACCCAGACAACCTGGGCACCTTCACCGTGATCACCGGCGACAGCAGCGGCGTTTCAGCCGATATCCACGACCGCATGCCGGTGTGGCTGACGGCCGGCCAAGCCGATGAGTGGCTGGGGGCCGAGCCCGACGACGCGATGGCGATGCTGCTGGCCAGTGAGCCTCCGGCGATGGAGGCCTATCGCGTCAGCCGCGCGGTGAACACGCCGCGAAACAACCTGCCCGGCCTGCTAGATCAGGTGTGACCACACCCTTGCAGGTCATGCACCTCCGGCGAGATGGATGTCCGCCGTTGGAACAGTCGCCACGCTGCGCTCGTAGACCACGTCGGTCGCTGCCTTGATCATAGCCATCAGCTTCCAGCCCGGCTCTGTGGTCACATCACCCGTGATCGGATTGGTGACCTCGTAGTTCCGGTCCAGCAACTCGCTGATGCGCGCCGGCAGCACACCCATGAAGGTGCGCTCCAGCACCGTGCCATCGCTTTGGGTGGTGAGCTTCTCGAAGTGGAACGCCACTGGCCCATCATTCGTGTACGGGTTCCAGTCGATCGCGATGCGAGGCGCAACCGCCTCGACCTTCGTACCGAACTGCTCGCTCTTGCTAATCAGGACCATGCTCATTGCTCCACGGAGATGATGTTGACGCTCTGGTCAAAGGTGACCACGCTTACCGCACCCCCGGTCGTGCCGGCAACGAGGTTGCGCGATCGCATTGCCGCCCTGTACCCGACCGTGTTGTTCGCTGGGGTGGTGTCGGACCAGGTAACGCTCCCCTGCATCGACTGGGCAAGTTCGTTCCCCTCTCGGACGAAGGTTCCGGATACCGAGAGAGTCTGAACAAGGACCTCGGAACCGATGCCCACCTGGCGGAAGACGTCGATCACGGCAGAAACGGATCCGCTCGCGCCGGTGAAGCTGGTCGACGTCCGGTCCAGCTTGTTGAGGCTGTAGCTGAGGACTAGCGTCTTCTGGGCACCGTTTGTCACAAACGGGCCAATGCCAGTTTCAGAGTTCGCCGCCGTGCTTGTCGAACGTGAGGAGTGCCGAAGGACGCCTGCCTGCAGGCTGCCGCCAAAGTAGCCGTTGCCCTTGTTGTCGACCCAGAACATTCCGTTGGACTTGCTACATGCGTTCACGTCCGAACCCACGCCGATCCACATCAACAGGTCACCGGTCGTGCCAAACGGCTTGCCGTGGGCCAAGAGGTAGCCACCCGACCGCGTCATCCACCGGCCGCCCTCGAAGGTGCTGCTGCCAGTGTTGTTCGGGTCGACAATTCCGAAGACGTCCGCGACGAAGTCGATCCGGCCGATGGTGCCGTTGTTCACCGAGGTCATGCCGATGGCGCGGCCATTTACGTCAAGCGCCCAGGTGTAGCTGGCCTGCAACACGGATTGGCCGTTCTCCAACTGCGTAGCTCTGGTCTCAATGGCTTGGGTCGCGGAGGCGTACTTGGCATCAATGCCGGCCATGCCAGGAGCGTAGTGCGGGGCGGCGACCTGGCCCTCTAATGCTTCAGAGAACATGGGGCGCGCCACCCAAGCAAGCCGCTCTGTGGGCATGTCGTACTGTGTTTGCGTTCGGAACCACAGTCGCGCAGTTGAAGCCGTCGGCGGCGCCTCCATCGGCATCGCAAACTGAGGCCACCCACCACCAGACGCGGACACCACCCAGTTGGATTCACCCTGGGAGTTGCCAGACGCGTCAAACCAGTCAACGCCGAAGGCCAAAGTAAGACCATTCGCAAGGCTGTACAGCGCCTGCAGCCAGTAGGTCCGGCCGCCATCGACAGGCATCAGCCTTGAGTTTCTTACCTGAACATAGTTGCCGGGGACGGTGTATGGAGGAATGCGAATTGACATGTTTGACTCACCTCGCGGAAAGTCAAAGCCATAACGGTTGCGCACCAGGTCGGCACCTACGGCTCCCGAGTCCCAGACAATGCTCCAACCAGAAAGTGACTCAAGGGCTGAGTTGGATACCAGATTCGTCTGATTTCCAAGCGTCGATCTAACCTGAGTCAATGCCTGTGAGGTAGCGGAAAGGCGCTCGTCAACATCTTGGACTTCCGACCTCAGCAGCGACAAGCCATCTGCGCTGGCTTTCCCTTCAAGCTGTGCGGTGGCCTGATCAATACGCTGCGACAGAGCGCCGTCTCCATCCGCCCGCGCCTGATCAACTGTCGCCAGCTGCGCGGCGCTTGCAGCGCGCTGGCCATCTTCCGGAACCCTTGCCTCTACTGATCCCACCCGCTGCCCCATGGCGCCAAGATCGTTACTGGTAGCCTGTGCGAGTTCGGAAACGCTGGCCTCTGATGCCAGTCGATCTTCGCCCGCCGGCATCCGTACCATCACGGCTTCGAGCTTTCTGGCCTCAGCCTGGATATCGCTGGCGTTCTGCGTCGCCATGCTGATGGACGCAGCCAGCGCATCACCCACAGAGGTGTATTCGCCAATCTCATGCCACGAGGCCGGATCGGTGCCCGGGACTACTCCAGTGCTCGGCACCACCGCCTGGTAGAGGATCCCTCCCAGACGCGAGAATGCGCCTGCCGGGTACTCGCGGTCGGCCACCCACTCATCTGCGCCGATGATGTCCTCGAGCATGCCGTTCAGCGCCGACACCTGCTCGTCGGTGTACTGCCGCGCCGTGCCGACGGCCTGGTTCACCGAATCCAGATCCCCGTCCAGCCGGTCAAGGATTTCTTGACCGATTGCACGATTGAGTTCTTCCATCTCGGCATAGTTGGGCACCTTGCCCGGTGCGGCTTCCACCGTCGTGCCTCCACCGGGCTTCCCGCGCACACTGGCCGTGATCTTGAACCACCAAGCTTGCCCGCTCCCGTCGCTGTACAGGTAGCGGGTTTCGGTGACCCGGGCGATCTCTTCCCAAGGTCCATTCTCCGTAGGACCTCGTTCGATGATGTAGATCACGCCGTCCTGATCAACCGCCTCCCACTCGATCAGGACGCCGTCCGCTACCGGGCTCGGCACTACCCCATCCACCGGCGGCGTGTCCGGAGACACGTACACCGTCGGGAACCAAGATGTCTGCTGCGGCTCCACCGGAGTGACAGACGGCAGCCCGCCCGCCCCGATATCGATCAGGGTGAGTTTCCGTTCTTGCATGGGGTTACCTGTTGAGGGTTTCGCGGATGGCGGAGCTGTTGCTGGTGCGCACGCCGGACGTGGTCACGCGCAGCAGCTCGCGGAGCACTTGGTTCTGTTCTGCCAGCAGGGTGTTGCCCTGCTGCACGGCCGAGGTCGTCTCGGCCTGGCCCTTCCCATCGACAACCAGGTCGAACACCGCCCGGCTGAAGTTGTCAGGCAGCGCCTCGATCACGTCAGCCAGCTTTCCCATGCTGGTGCCGTCCTCGAGGTCGAGGTTGCCCACCTTCATGCTGTCGATCAGACCGGTGACCTGCCCGTAAAGGCTGTTGTAGTCCTGGCCGCTGGCGTAGAGGTTCCGCCCGAAGCCCAGGGCCGCTTGTGCGGCCGCCTGCGCCGCGCTGCTGTCGCCGCCGGACACGGCGCGCTCCAGCTCCCGCATCGTCTCCTGCAGCTTCTCCTGATCAGTCAGCGGCGACAGGTCGCTGATCGACAGTCCGTACTTCATCGCCTTCTTGTCAGCGTCGATCTGGGCCTGAAGCTTGCCCATGTTGGTCGCCCGCAGCGCTTCGATCTTGGCCAGGTCTTCCGCCCGGGCGCCGGACAAGCCGAGCGCCTTCGCGTAGTCGTTGGCCGCCTTCACCTGCTGGCGGTACGTGCGCTCGATCGTGAGCGCCTGCGACTGGTACTGCGTCAGGTTGCCGGTGAGCAGCTGCGTGGACACGTCGGCCATCAGAGTGGCGTAGTTGCCCAGAAGCCCGGTGACCTTCTCGATCTGGGTGGCCAGATCCGTCCCGGCAACGCCGGCCAGGTCCTGGAAGTAGTCCACCGCCTTGTTGACCTTCTCGATCTCCATGCTGTTGAGCGCCCGGCCCAGCTCGTCGGCATTGCCCACGGCCAGCGCGATCGATGCGCTCAGCGCGGAGAACACGTCGGCCGACTCGTAGTACCCGTCCAGCTGGTTGCCGAAGCCCGACGCGCGCACCGCCTCGGTGAACAGGCGGTCGGTCATGTCGCCCAGGTAGGCTTCCAGCTGGGCCTTGGCCTCGGCCGAGTCGGCCGACAGCGACAGCTTGCCAAGGTTCACGCGCACACTGGCCAGCTGTTGGGTCAGATCCACACCCAGCTGCTTGGCCAGATCCGTGGTTGCGCCGCGCACCTGGCGCGCGGCCATATCGAAGGTGCGGTCAATGTTGGGATCAAGCCCGGTGTACTGCGTCCACTTCTTGTCGCTGCGGAACATGCCGCCCTTCGCCTTCACGTCGGCGTAGCTCTGGCCAGCGAATCCGTCAAAGCCGTAGCTGCCGGTGATGCCCTGCCCCGTGATCTTGGGCGCGCTTCGGCCGAACAGCTTTGCGTGGATGCTGGACCCCGACAGGATCGACGCCGTCTTGTCGTTGAGGCCCAGTCCACGGAAGCTCTTGTCCGCAAGGCCCACGGCGCCGGCAGTGGCGATCTTGCCCGCCCAGCTTTCGCCATTGGCGATGTCCCAGCCCTGATCGAACAGCTCGGCGTTCTTCATCATGCCGGCGATGATCCAGCCGATGATCGGCACCGCCGCCGCCGCGGAACCAGCAGCACCAGCGCCAGCTGCTGCCGACCCACCAGCGGCGCCGCCGCCGGTGAGTGCCGCTACGTTGTTGCCGAAGCCCATGAGGCTGCCCGCGCTGGCGCCACTCGATGCGGCAGATCCGGCACTGAAAAGGCCCTGCCCCTTGGACAACAGCCCGGCGATCGTCCCAACATTCTGGCCGCCTGCGGCGGATCCGTTCCCGCCGAACATGCCCATGATGCTCTGCATGCTGAAGCCGCCGCCTTGGCTGCCCCAGTTGCTGAAGCCTTCCATGATCCGGGTCTGGATCGGGATCACCAGCTTCTGCTGCAGCAGCTGGCGCGCGAGATCGCGCAGCCCTTGCTTTGCCACGTCCTTCAGGTCATCCCACAAGCCGTTGAAGTCACGCAGCCCGCCGGCAACGAAGTCAGCCATCGCATCGGCGGCATCGCCGACACCGTAGATCACCACATTGGCCCACGCCTCGACGTTGGCCGCGGCCTCTTCCACCTGCAGCGACAGCGCCGCGGAAGCATCCGCCGCGGCCAGCATCGACCGCTCGTATTCTTCATAGCTCGCCGCTCCCTTGGCCAGCGCCAGCGCTTCCTTGCCGCCGGCGGCCTCCACTGCCTTCTGAAGCTCTTGGCGCATGTCGCGCTCATTGAGCAGCTGTCGGCGGTACAGCTCGCGCGCGCGCCCGATCTTGCCCAGCATGGCCAGCTCGCCGTCCATGGTCGCAAGCAAGGCCTCCGGACTCGCGATGGCCCGATCCACCTCCGCAGCTACCTTGGCGTATTCCATTGCGCTTTGGGCCATCAGCACGTTGGCATCGGCCTGGGCGATGTTGCCCTTGGCCAGCGCGGCGTTGTACTCGGCCATGTTCTGCAGGTGCTTGGCCATCGCCTCGTCGAGCGGGCCGTTCATCGCCGCTGCGGCCAGTTCCGCCTGCTGCCGGTAGCGCTCAAGCGCCTCGGTCGCCGCCTTGTGCTCTTTGATCGCCGCCTTGTCGCCGGCCTTCGAAGCCTGAGCAGCCTTCTGCGCCACCTCTGTCTGGCGGATCAAATTCAAACCGAGCGCGATCTGCTTGTTGTACTCAGCGCGCTGTTCCGCGCTCAGCTTGTCCACGCCGCCGGCGGCGTTGATCTTCTGGCCAACGTCGACCATGAAGGCCGCCTCGGCGCCTTGCTTCAGGCGCACCAGGTTGACGAGCTGGCCATCGATGCTGGACTGCAGGGACTTCAGGTGCTGGTCGATCCCATCAGAAGCGGCTTTGGAAGCCACTGCCTGGCGATTCAACGCCGCGGTGGTTGCGTCCGTTTGCTTCTCGGCCTCACCGCTAACACCTGTGAGAGCCTCCATCAACCCGCGCTGCCTCTCAAGCTCCCGGCTGCTGGTTGCAGCAGCTGCAGTCTGCTGAGTAAGCGCCTTGGAGATTGCGGCGGCCGCTGGCGACCCATCAGCCATTACCTTCCAGGCGGCCTCAAGTCCTTCGGAGAACTCGTCCGCAGTGATCTTTCCGGCACGCAGCGAGACCTTCAGCCGGTCCGTCTCTTTGATGAATGCGTCCGCCTTAGAGACGTCAGCAAAGGCAGCTGCAGCCGAGGTCATCTGACCAATTGACGCCGCAACGTCCTTATACGACTCGCTGATGCGGGCATCGAGCTTCAACAGCTCACCGGCCTGCTCCTGCTTGTTCAGCTCCCGATACTTTGCAATCGTTTCGTCGAGCGTGCCGTTGAAGTCAATCAGCGCGCTGTCCGCATCCTTGGTACTGTCGCGAATCACCCACCATCCCGCTGCTGCCGTGGCAAGGGCGGCGGCGATCCCAACTGGACCTCCCAGAGCCGCGTAGGCAGATGCCAAGCCTTGTGCGGCGACGCGTGCGGCGGTTTGTGCTGCGGTAAGGCGCACGGTCGCCGGGACCATTCCCATCATGCCGACCGAAGCCCGATTGGCCACGACCGCATTGGTGGCCCAGAGCGTGTTTAGAGCTGCAATTCCCTTCGTCAGCTTTCCGCCGGCGTAGAACACGCCCAAGCCGACGCCGAGCGGAACGGCGGCCGCTGCCACCACGTTGAGGTTCTGGGCAAACGAGTTAACCGCCGCCGTGGCCGCGGCGATGCCTCCGCTCTGCGCCTGGCTGCCGAGCAGGTCGTTAAATGACTCTTTCAAGCCATTGAGGGCACCGCCCAGCGTCTCACGCGCAGCCTTGCCGGCGCCCGCGTAGGACTCTTCCATCACCCCCATTACGATGGCCTGAGCCTCGCCGAGTCGTCCAGCTGCCTCCAGTGACGCCAGCATGTCCTTTTGCTGGGCGGTGAACTTGAAGCCTTGCTTCGTCAGCGCTGAGACACCCTCTGCCGGGTACTCCAGTGCCTTGCCAATGGTCTCTGCAGACTGAGTGATGTTCTCACCCAATCGCACGGACTGATCAATCGCCAACTGCAGCGCGCGCGGGAAGTTCTCCCCCACGATGCCGGTGTAAGACAGCAAGCGCGTCTGTGCATTTACAATCTCGCCCGACGAATGGACCGTCGCCTTCGCCATCTTGTCAGCCATGTCGATCAGCTGCTTGCTGTTGAAGCCGGCAGCCTGCCCGGTGGATTTCAGGGCCGCATTCAACTGCGCCAGCTCGTTCTGGGCGTTCACGGTTTCGGTGATGAACTTACCGAGAAGCGCGCCGCCACCAATCGCGCCGAATCCCTTGGCCAGCGTGGCCATGCTTACTTCGATGCTGGTGACAGACAACTTGGCGTCGCGTGCAGCCTGGGCGAAGCTATCGGACATCTCGCGCTGCATCTGCCGCATTGCTCGAGCAGAGCGATCCGACGCGCGCGCAGCTTTTCCCAGGTCACGTTCGAAACTGCCGGTTTCGGCGAGCAGGTCAACGGTGAGGGTGTAGAGGGCCATGGTCCATCCATAAAAAAGGCCCGCACATGGCGGGCCTCGTTTGATTAATCCCCCAGACACAGGCCCGGGCAGCTATCAGATTCTCGGAAGTCGCGTCAGTCTGAGAAGCACGTGCTCTCGTCCTGACCGGCAAATCTCCCGCACTTCAGCATCAGCTTCTGCAGTCCGGTCGTAGTGTTCTGTCGATACGACGCCAGCTGCGTAGCCACCGCATCGTCACTCATTGGCAGTGCAGTTGGGGTCCGGTCCTTGGACGACCAAACACCCACAAAGCAGAAACGCCTTCCCTTACATACGTCTGCTACCGCACGACCGATGACATCGGCATTTCCTGCAAAGCGCTCATCGATCTCCACGAAGTGGAAGTCCCCCTGCTTCGCCACTACACGCCAAACCTTTGGCCCCGATCCCGCGCAACCGACCAGGGCTGAGAGCAGAGCCAGCACTACCCACTTCCTCATTTGCAACCTCCTTTGTTGAAATGAGAGTTTGGCATCACCGTCGAACGCGACAAAGTTAGGCGGGAATTTCTTCAAACTCCAGGTATCCGCTGAAGTACTGCCGGCTGATGTTCTCGGCAGAGGGCAACTGGGTGGCGTGGCCATACATGGCAGCGCGCGCGGCCAGAACCGGATCGAACGTCTTGGTCTGAATGTCGCGGTATTGCGGCACCACACATGAGCGTTGGCGCCCAGCCATCGCCATCGCGACCGTCTCCCAGTCTGTACCACTCAGGCCGCCCTTGCGGACCACCTCAGTCGCGCGGCCCGACAGCGTGGCGGTCAGGCGGCGGTACACGGCACCCGCCACCGTGTTCACCTGCCCACCCTTGGTCCGCGTGTGGGTGCTGGCGTCAACCGGCGCCACGGCCCATCCATCCGTGATCCCAACGTCCACCACGCGGAAGATCGCGATCTCCCCGACCTCAACGTTCGCCGCAGTGGTGTCGATCTCGACCGCCACGCTGCTCACCGCGGCGGTGCCGCCCGGGAACAGCCAAGCACATACGGCCCCGGTCGGTAGCCGTACGGTCTTCCCGGTGGCGCCCGCGGCCCGCACGGTGACACCAGCGGGCAGGTTCAGGCCCAGCACGGCCACGATGCCCGGCACGACAACGTCGGCCAGGGTGATGTTGATGGACAGCGCACCCGTGCGGGCGATGCGCGCCCGGCGCGCGGGCTTACCGTCGAAGAGCGCGGCGCCGCCATCTGCCGTCAGCCAGGTCCCACCAACCAGCGCCACCGATTGAGGGGCTGGCATTCCATATCCGATCAGCATCCGATCAACCCCACATCGTCAGGACCACGTCACCCGTGGCCGGGTTGCGCTCAACGCGCCGCACCAGAACGGCCTTGCCCTCCTCCAAGCCATAGCGTGGGTACGTCAGCCGGCCGATCTGCCCGGGCTGCGGGTCCAAGTTCTGATCGCCGCGCACCGTCACCTGGTAGAAGAACCGCTGCTCCCGGTACATGCCCACCACCCGGTCGATCTCCGACTGCGCGTCAGCGGCGTCCCAAAAAAGCGAGATCACCGGATCTGCCGCATCCGCGCGGCGATAGTGCTGGTGCAGCACCCCGCCGCCGTAAACCTGCGCGCGGAATAGGCCGGTCAGCTCGTCGCGGCGCGCTTGCGGCACGTCCACCACATCCGTGACCAGATCCGACGCGGCCAACGCCTGGGCGTTCGGGCGGTAGGCCATGCGGCGTGTCAGGTTCGGCGCGTCATCTGGCACCGCCAGCAGATCCTCGGCCAAGTCGTTGGCAGTGAGCTCGAACGCCGGAGCACCGCCGAACGTTTCTGGCGCCACCACACGGGTGAAGCGCAGCACCCCGGTTGCGTCTTGGTAGCAGGCAGCCCCATAGCTGGGGAGGATGGCGTTCATGGCATCCCGCCCGGTGATCGCATTGCCGGCGTAGTAGCCCACGCCGGCATAGCCCGTCGCGGCATCAACCGCGGCGCAGTCGCCACCGGACCATGAGGTCTTGCCCAGGCGGCCCATGATGTCGGCGATCGCCTGCCGCAGGGTAGCCGGGCGCTGGCCGGGTCCAACGCTGGACATGTCCGCCACCACCGGCGTGACCGGCGGTGACTTCATAAGCAGCTGCTGCCCGTCGGGCGACAGATCGAACGTGCCCGGCTCCATCAGATCGCCGCGGTCCATCACCGCATCGGCATAGACCAGGCCGTCGGCCACAAACATCGCGGTCGCATCAGAATTGGCACCCATCGCCGGCACACTGGCCACTGCCCCGATCACGACCGGCTGCGGCTTCCAAGCCAGGGCGGCGATGTTTGGCATGAACACGCCGCGGTTGATCGTCTCGTCCAGATCGTCGTGGGCATCGCGGAAGTGAACCGTCTTGCTGCCGTCGTCGTTGATCTCGATGCGGTCCACGGTGAAGCGGAACACGGCAGTGGTGTCTGCCAACATGCCGGCGGAGCTGCCCGCCCGGATCTGGACTGGCATCCCTGAGGCGCCGGACAGCGCCAGGTTGTCGAGCAGCCCGTCGGCGTCGAGCAACACGCACTCGGCGGCGCTGGTCTGGGTCACCGGGTCGCCGCCCCACGGCCAGAAGTTGATCTCGCTAATCAGGTTCACCCCTTCGGCGATCAGCCCCTCGTAGCGGGCATTGGCCGGGAGGTCACCTGGCGCGGTCAGCCAGTCCGCGTCCGCCAGGCGAGTGACAGGGCGGGAGGCGGTGGCGACCTTCCAGCCGGCAAGCGCGGCCGGCCCTCGTGCGTTCCATTGCCCAGCGTTGACTGCCATGCACAGGCCCCCGGCCTTGCTCGACGCCAGCGCGGCGGCAAAGTGCAAAGGACCGGCTAGGTTGATGTCCCGCTGATGCACCTGGGTGGCACCCAAGTAGAGCTGCAGGCGTGAAGGAGTGCCGAACACGACCCGCAGCCCAACGATATCGCCGTGTTTGACGATCGGCAGACCGCTTGCGACGGACGCGCCGTCCAGCAGTACCCGGCCGGTGCCCAGCTCCCAGCCCACGCCGCCGGCGGCAGCCCCCGGGTAACTGTTGAGCGGCGCCGCTGCAGTAGCGAGGCCGATCACAGCCGAGACGTCGTCATCGCCCCAGACGGCGAACTCTACGCCCACCGTGCCAGCGTTCTGCGCCACGGCCGATCGCGCCATACGGTTGAGGTTGGCCTCGGCCGTCGTGGCGAGCGTCAGGCCGCCGTCTCGCGCGGCCAGCAGCGGGCCAATGGGAACCGCCGCGAAGCGTCCGAAGTTGTCAGCCATTGGTCATCCCAGTGAATCGAACCAGTCCTGGGCCTCGTCGTCGTCCGACCTGGGCACCAGCACGTCCATGAAGTCCTGCATGCCGCGCTTCGTGCCTGCCCGGCTGTGCGCGGCGAAGGTGAAGGCAGCGAATGCGGCCGGCTTGATGTGCAGCCCCACCGGATCGATGGGATTACGCTTGTGGAACTCCCACCACCGCAGGAACTCCTTGCGCGACATGGTCCCGCGCAGTTCGGCCACCGTGCGATGAAGATGGCCGGCCAGCACATGCCAGAACCAGTCCTCGCCCCGCTGCCTTAGGCGTTTCCCGCCTCGGCCTGGGCGTCAGCGGCCTTGTCGCCGAAGCCCGAGTGCTTCATGGCCACCTGCTGAAGCTCGGCGGCGACCAGCGGCTTGAGCTGCGCCGCCTGGCCGGCCGTCATCACCGGCTTGCCGTTCTCATCGCAGATGGTCGCCGCGATCAGCTTGGCACGATCGCCGTCCTGGAACAGCTTGCGGAACTCAGCATCCGGCAGCTCGCGCACATGGAATTGCGCCTTGTCGCCGCTGGGGAGCGTGATGGTGTCTGCATGCACGTCCTTGGAGGCAAACATGCCCAGGCTGGTGAAGGCCTGCAGCACGGTCTGTTCGGTGGCGCGCGTATCGGTCGCCGGGGTGTCGTTGGTCTTGCTCATGGGCCGTTTCCTGAAATGGTGGCTGGGCGCGCAGGCCGCGCACGGCTAACACGCGGGGGTTCCCGCGCGCCCGGCCAAAGAGAAGGCCCGCCGAAGCGGGCCGAAAGAGAGAGCGCCGTTGCGACGATCAGGGTGCCGGGCGGTTGGTCTTCACCGCGCCGGAACCGCGAATGGTCATCGTGGCTTTCCACACGTCGTTGTCGGCAACGGTCGGTGCAAAGTTCTGAACGAAACCGTCGTACTGCTTGGACAGAACGTCCGTGGGCGGGGTGATCACACCGTCCACTGCCTCCGGCAGATCTGCACCTTCCGTTTCGGATTTCGGGGCAGTGACCAGGAAGTTCACCGTCTTGCCCGTGGTGTGGAGCGCCTCGAGCTCTTCCGAATCGACGGTGTCATAGATGACCTCGATCGTCGTACTACCGGTCGCCTTGCGGCCTGCGACGAACTGATCCCAGTCATCGTCAAAGTCAGAGATGTCGATCTCCGAGGCCTGGCCATCGGGAAAGCCAACCGACCGCAGGCGGGTGACACGGATGACCTTGGTGCCACCGATCGCAATGTACAACCGTGTGTGCTTGGACTTGATTACGTCGCCCATAGGGTTTTCCTCTGATGAAGCCCGTTTGACGGGCACGAAAAAGCCGACTTGCGCCGGCACTAAAGTGAACAGTTCAACTGCCGATACAGACAAATCAATGTGGGGATCGCGATGAGCACCAAGGAGTGGTTCCATCTCGCGGGCTGGGTCAGCATTTTGTTAGCCTTCCTGAGCATGGCAATCGTCGTAGCGACGCCGGACCCACGTCCAAACCTGAATAATGGCTTGGACTTCTGCTATGGGTATTCGCTTACGTACATCGGGACAGCCGCTTTGAGCAGACTGATCTCATTACCGTACGAGGCATGTTCCGAGGATATAACTAGATGGCGGCAGTCGCTTGCCGGGTGGGTGGATCGCGGCACCGCCCTGGTGGCCGCAGTGGCAATCGGTTTCTACATCTACTTTTATGTTCGACACACCCTGACCTTCACTCACGCTTCTTTCGCTCTAGCAAGTGGCGTCTTAGCAGGAAGTCTTGGCTGGAGTGAGTTCGGCTACCGCGCTTTCTCTGATTTCATCAAAAGCCATGAGCAAAGAGTCGAGGAAGAGACGCCTCCGTCATCCGAGCGCGACCATCAATAGGCGTCAGGTTCACCTCATCTGACTGGATAGGCAGTTCATCGCTTCGCAAGCAACCGCACGTCGAAGGAGATTCCGAAGGCACCGGTGTCGTCGTCATCGGGCGTGGGGTTGTAGGACTCGATACTGCCGTGTCGCTCCACCTCATCGCGGATGGACACCGCAGCGGCGTTGGCCTGGCTCGCGCCATCACCCCACACGGTGAGGCGAACGCGCCAGCCATCCGCCGGCGGAGGATCGGAAAGCTGCGCTAGTGGCGAGCCACCCACGACGCTCCACGTCGCATAGGGCAGCGCCGCGCACTCGGGCGCCACCCCGGGCCATACGCGGATTGGGTCGCCCAACAGCGCGCGCACAGGGCCGCTGGCCTGCAAGATTGATTGGATCAGAGGAACCATCACAGCACCCAGCCTTGTCGTTTCAGCGCGCGAGTGATCGCGATCCACGTTTCATTGATGATCGCTTGGGCGGCTTGCGGGCCACGGGCTTCCGCCGAGGGCGTCAGGAATGGCTTTGCCGCCATCTTCTTGGTCCCGAACTCAACGTGCCGCCAGTAGTGCGCCCAGCCCGTCGTTTCATAGACCTTGCCGACCCGGCGCAGGCGCTGGTTGCGCTTCGTGTTCGAGTACTTGGCCTTTCGGCCAACCCGGACACCGACGGTGAAGTACTCACCGTCCTTGCCCACGCCTGCTCGGCGCCGGTTCCTCGCGTTGGCTCTGCGGACCACGATCTCGCTGGCAAGAAAGCCTGAGTGCCGCACCACCCGGTTGCGTGCCTCGTCACGGATGATGTTGCCGCCCTTGCGCATGCCGGTGCGCAGGGGTTTCCCACGGACCTCGTCCGGCAATCCGCGAAGCGTCGTCAAAAGCCCCTTCAGCCCATGTAGCTGTAGCTCTTCAGCCATCTGAGATCCCCGCAACGGCAATGATAGCGAGTTCACTCCGATCATTGCTGGGAGCAATCGACTTAATGTCGAAGGCTTTCCCGCGGAACAGAATCCTCCACGCCGGTTCGACCGTGCGGAGCCGCATATCAAACCGGACCTGCTCACGATATCGATCAGCCCCTGCGGCAATCATTTCCGTGGTCGCTGCCAGGTTGTTGGTGGTCTTTGCCCACACGCTGACCACGGGTTCCCACCGTGAGGCGACGTGTCCACCTAGTGGATCCCGCTCCGTCACCTTTCGCTCGAACCGAATCCGGCTCGTCAGCTCACCGTCCTGAAGGCTCATGGCATCATCACCCTGCGGTAGGGGCGGAGAAGAGACCGCGCACCTTGCGGGAGCTCCATCACCTGCGCGCCGACCACCACATCAGACCGGTTTGCGTACAGATGGCCCATCGTAAGCAAGATCGCTGATCGGATGCTCGGGTTCACCACGACTCCATTCACGCATCTCCCCGCATCAGCGATAGCTTCCTGATACACGACGCGCGCAAGGCGAATTGCCGCTGATCGCTCCTCGGCGTCCTGAATGAACACCGCTGCCGCCAGCGCACTGTCGCGGGAAGACGCAGCGGCGCCCACTGCGGCGGGGTACTCGACTCGGTCGGCGTCGAGGGCGTCCTTGCTCTCATAGATTCGGCGGTTCAGATACGCCTGCGCGGCGTCCTGCGCACCGTCCACCGCAGACTGAAGCTGCTCGACCGGGTAGTCATCCTCCACCCGGACATGCGCCCGGGCTTGCTCGATCGAAATCAGGCTCATCTGTCAGTCCTTCCGGGCCTCGGTGAGCGCCGCAGTGAGCCTGTCCACGCCCCAGCGCTTGTCAAAGGCAACACCAGCTGCCTCCAACTGCTGGATCAGTTCGCCCTTCTCAGCTGCCGGCGGGGTATCACCTGCATCGACAGTGCCGGCGGCGGCGGGATCGCTGCTGGCCGTCGCTTTCTTGACCTCTGCTTCGGCTGTCAGCTGCTGGATGGATACGCCGAGTGCCTGCTCCCGCTGCTCTTCATCCAAGGCGTTCCAGGCTTCTGCCGTAAGGCCCGACGCCGTGTGCGCGTGTCTGACCAAATCTTCCACGCTCACAGTGACGCCATCGGCCAACGGCACCTGGTCTGGGACGGTGCTGGATCCCGCCAAGCTGGACGTGAGCAGTGGGGCCGCTATCAGTGATAGCGCACCGACAGATAGCGCGCCGGCTTCCAACTCGGCCGGGCACTCCACCCCAACGGCGAACTGGACCGGATAGATCTCGCCCACCCTCACACCACGGAAAGGCTTGATGAACTTTGCCATTGCTGAACCTCGATCATGGCTGGGGCCGGGTGGCGCGAGACCACCCGGCAGGTTGACGATCAGGCCGCAGCCGCGATCTTGAGGGCGCGCATCGGCTCGGGGTTGTGCACACCGCCGCCCACACGCTTGGTCGTGTAGAACATGACGTACGGCTTGTTGGTGTACGGATCGCGCAGCACGCGCACGCCCTTGCGGTCGTACACGGTGTAGGTCTGCTTGAAGTCACCGAACAGCGCGGCAATCGCGTTTGCCGCAACGTCCGGCGTGGCGGCCACGTCCTGCACGGCGAAGCCGGCCAGGGTGGACGGCTGACCGGCTACCAGCGACGGCTGCCACAGGTAGTTGCCCTGCGCGTCCTTCAGCTTGCGCACCACGCCTTGGGTCTTGCGGTTCATGGCGAACTTGGCGCCAGCGGTGAAGGCTGACGGCAGGTCGTAAACCAGGTCCAGGATGCTGTCGCCATTGATGCCGGCGGCAACACCGCTGTTCACGGCCTTGATGGCGCCGAACGGGTGCTTGGCGGCGTTGGCGCCACCTTCCACGTAGGTCAGGATGCCGAAGGGCTTGTTGACGCCATTGCCGGAGAAGAACGCATCACCTTCCTGCCTGGCGAACTCCAGCTCGACCTCGCCGGCCAGCCAGGCCTCCAGGTCGATCTCGGCATCGTCCAGCAGCTGCTGGGTTGCGGCCGGATTGGCGTAGATCTCGCCCCAGCCAAAGCTGAGCGGGCGCAGCTTTGAGGTCGCGGTCTCCGGGCGGGCGTCTTCTTCGCCGACCCAGCCCGAGGACGTGCCGCCGGTGTTGTAGAGCTTGGTCAAGCCGGCACCCGAACAGGGCTGAACGTTGGCCAGCTGTCGCATGTCCGAGACGATGACCAGGCGGTCGGTGATCGAGCGGTCCCATTCGACCGGTGCCAGGTAGCCGCCTTCGTCGGACGCGCCCTTGTTGAGGGCAGCCTGCACTTCACCCTTGCGGAAGTGAGCACGGAACGACTCGGTGTAATCGGCATCGGCCAGGTCGCTGGCGGCGCCACCACCGCCCATCTGGAACGCGGCCATCTGAGTGTTGGCCTGGTCGACCGCAGCCTGCAGACGCGTGATATCGGCGTTGATGTTGTCGACCTTCAGGGCCTGCAATGCATCGGCATTGCCCTTCTTGATCTCGTCCAACTGCTTGTTGTGCTCGGCCTTGAAGTCGGCGAATGCCTTGTTCAGGCTCTCCACCAGCGCCTTCACGTCGGGCTGGCTGCCACCATCTGCGTGCACGGAAACGAGGCCACGCGGAACGCGGCCGTGGGTCATCTTGGTCATTTGTTGGCCTCTTAGGCGTTGATGTTGTCGAGAAGGCCCTGCAACAGGGCCGTGGTTTCGTTTCCGCCAGCGCTCGGCATGGCAGGATCGGCAGCGCTCGGCTTGCCGTTGAACAGAGACTTCAAGGTGTCGCGGCGCATTGAGCGCGAGTGGCCGGCCTTGGCCATTGCAGCCTCGACCAGCGCGAGCGCCTTTCGCCCCCCGCCCGCTTGCGTAGCACCCTTCGTAGCTGCAGCGCCGTCGAGCAAGCCGTCGGCGAAGCCGTCTTCCACCGCCTGCGCTGCGCCGATCCAGGTTTCCTCGTCCATCATCCGCGCCGCTTCGGCTACTGTGATGCCGGAGCGAGCTGCGTAGACGTTCGCCATCGCCGCGTCGAAAGGCTCCAGCAGCTTAGCGGCGTCGGCCATATCGTGCCGGTTGCCGATCGCTACCGCCCAAGCGTTATGGATCATCAGGAATGCACCATCACCCATCAGGATCTCGTCGGCGGCCATGGCGATCACCGAAGCCGCCGACGCGGCCAGGCCCATGACTTGAACCGTGACTCGGCCCTTGTGTTCCCGCAGCAGGTTGTAGATGGCCACCCCTTCGAAGAAGTCGCCGCCCGGGGAGTTGACGTTCACTACAACGTCCCGATCACCGATTGAGCGAAGGGCCGCGCTGATTCGCTTGGCCGTTACTCCCGAACCCTCCCAGTTCTCGCCGATCGAGTCATAGATTGAGATGCTGTTGTCACCGGAGCTGGCGGCCCTGACCTCGGGCTCCCAGCGCTCCAAGGCATCAGGGCGCATGTCGAACTGGGCAGCGCCCAGCCTGCGCTCGGCGCGGATTTCAGGCAGCTGCCGGAGGCTCATTGCTTTTTCCCTTCTGTGTCATGGGGTTGATCAAGTCGTTGGTGCCAGCCTGATCCGATTCGGGATAGTCCAGCAGGTCTCGGATCTCGTTCTGCGTGTGCCAGGGCTTTGTGCCACCAGACCCCAGCGCTTTGGCGAAGAAGTCCGCCTGGTCTTTCAGGGTGCCGCGCATCAAGGCGCGGACATTGAACTTGGGCTGGTAGCGCTCAAGGTCGCGCTCGGCGATCAGTGCTCGCGCGACAGCCTGTTCCCAGTTCGTAAAGTGCTCGAGCATCGTGTACTGCAGGAAGAAGATGCCAAGTTGCTCGATGCCACTGCCCCAGCTGGTGTCGTCCAGGAACAGAAGCGGTCGGGGCACGCCGAACAGACGGGCGACCTCTTCGACCTGGGCATTGCGGTTCTCGACGTGCTGCGCCTCCTGGGCGGTACTTCCGAACTTGTTGGCCCTGCCGCCCTCCTCCAACAGCATCCACTTCTGCGCGGCGCTGGCACCTGCGTACTCGGTGTCGAGTGACGCCCGCATACGTGCGTACGCTTCATCGCTGAGAGCAGCTGGAACCTCAATGGCGCCACCGGCCATGTTTCCCGTTTCGAAGATCCGGCTGGCGGCCCTCTCTGCGTCCAGCGCCAGGCGAATGGCGCGGTCTGCGAGCTTCATCCGAGACAGGCTGGTCACGCCATCCACAGAAATGTCCCGAACGTGCAGCACTTCCTCTTGCTTGAGGATCACCTCGCCGCGCTTCTTGCTGTTGTAGCGATAGACCATGCGCCAATCGTCGCCAAGGTCCGCATCGACGGCTGTGGATTCCAGCGGAATCAGATGGATCGGCCGACCGGCTGACCACACGATTCGGGCGTAGGCGTCGCCATGTCTTTGCCGCGCCAGCTCCATCTGCCGCTTGAACTCGATCGGCGTCTGCCAGGGGTTCGGCTTGAGCCGCAACAATCGGTGCGCGGGGTGTTCGGTGGCTACGCGTTTCGCCGGGCCAGCTTCAATCACGTTCAACGGCAGCATGCCCACAGTGCCGCAGATCAGTGACACGCAGCGCAATACAGCCATGTTCCGTAGCTGGTAGCCACCGCTGCCCTGCCCGCCAGCAGCACGCATGAACTCGAGCAGCGCGGGATCATCCATTCCCTTGAACTGCCCGGCTTCAGCGCGCGCGTTGAGCGATGGCGCGGAAGCCTCGGCGAGGGGATTCCAGAACCGGTCCAGCGACTGGAGCTGAGCTTCGTTGAACCTGGACATTGCGTTCCTTATAAGAATCTGATGCCACGCCGCTCATACACGGAGGCAGGTTTGACCGCTGAGTGGGCAGATCCGAAGGCCATCACGAGGGCCACTGCGGCATCGATTTTGTTTACCGAACGGGCCTTTGAGAGCCAGCGGTTTTCCCACTTGTCGCACTCGATCACGGCCGACATGATTGCCGAGACCAACACTGGGTTGCCGCGGATGCGGACGCGGCCTTCTAGCAGGGCCTCTTCGAAGAGGCGGACCGACCCGGGCATCCATAGACCCTCCGGCGGCGGCTTCTTCGCGGCGGCCGCGGCCTTCACGGCCTCTTCGGGCGGCTTGCCCTTCTTCAGACCGCCCTGCGGGTGCTCAACGAACGAAATCGAAAGACCTAGGTCATTGACTTCCTCCTCGAACTTGCGGAATGCATACCGGTCGTAAGCGACCTGAACGATTTCGTAGTCCCGGTCGTACTCCGCCAACGTCTGGGCAACGTGGCGAAAGCTGATCGTCTGGCCCTTGGGGCCGTGGAGGTGGCCATTCCTGATCCATGTGCTGTAAGGCAGCTTGTCGCGTAGCTCCCGCGCTTTGACCGTGTCCCCCGGCGTCCATGCTTCAACCCATGCATCGAACGTCGGCTTGCTGACCACCTTCTTTTTTCCCTCGACCTCCACGGTCACTTCGGCGGTGCCTGTCTCGACCACAACTCCGAGGGCGGTGATGTCGCGGTTCTGCGAGAGATCAAGCCCGAGGTGAACTTTGGCCCCGTGGTGATCCGCCGGGTCGAATTCCCGCAGAGCGGGTTCGACGGTATCGCGGCTCATCCATGCTTGATCTGCATCGGTCCACATGCAGAAATTGAGGCGCAGAATCTCGTTCAGCTTGCTCGGAATCTGCTTGGCCTGGCTCACGCGCCCCGCCAGATATTCCTCGGTGATGGTGATTCCCAACATGGGGTTCGCCTTCAACCAGCAGCGTGGATCCTCCAGCGGATCATCGCCCTCGTCCAGACCGCAGACGAATGAGAAGGTCTTGTCGTCGATCACATCGCCAATGAAGGTCGGGTCGGTCACCGCCTCATGGCTCCCGGCAGCCACCTTCACCGCATGCTCGTGCTCCGCCCATGCAACGCTATTCCGGTCGCTACCGGAATTGGTGATCATGAACAGCAGCGGAGAGCGGCGGAACTTGAAGCCGTTCTCCATCATCTCGATGATCCGGCCATCCGCCATCTCGTGCACTTCGTCGGCCAGCACGAAATGCGGGCGATAGCCCGAACCGGTTTTGCCGACATCCCTGGACGCAGGTCGGAAGTAGCTCTGCGACTTGTGGTGCGCGATGTTGTATTCCTTGCCCTCGCCGCCGGAGAACTGCAGGCGCTTCTTGAGGGCCGGCGATGCCTTTACCATCTTGACCGCGTCGCGGAACAGAATTCCTGCCTGATCCTTATGTGACGCCACTGCGTAGACCTGGGCGCCCGCCTCTTGGTCTGCACACAGACCGATAAGCGCTATGCCGCCGGCCATAGGTGATTTGCCGTTCCCCTTGCCTTCCTCGATGTAGGCACGCCGGAATCGACGTTCTCCATCAGCCTGCTTCCACCCAAACAAGCTCCCGATCTTGAATGCCTGGCTGGGGTGAAGCTGGAAAGGCTTGCCTTCGAATTGGCCCTCGCTGAGGCGCAGCACCTCTTCGAAGAAGGCAATTTTCTTGTCCGCCGCCTCGCGGTCGAAGTACAGTCCGCGGTCGCCCGCTTCCTCCAGGTCCTTGAGATGGCGACGACATGCATTCCGAACGTGCGGTCCAGCAACTACCTTCCCAGATACCACCGCGAGCGGGTACTCGCTGGTGCGGCAGTTAGAAATGTTTGTCGTCCGGGTCTTCGTCTTCGCCGTTGCCATGGTGTACTTTCGTCTCGTCGACCGGCGTTGCTCCCAACTTGGAGAGGAGCGACCCAAGAGCCTGCATAGCCGACACCCCCATATCGGGATCTGTCTCCATGCGGGCTCCGAGAATGCATACTTGGCGCAATAGCAGGCGATGACCCGCATGCAGCCATGGCATGTTTTCTACCTGCTCCTTCCACACGGCGACCTGCTGTTTCGTCATTCCCTTGTACGGGGGGCCGATTGCCTTGGGCGCCTTTGGGGTCTTCCGGTTTTGGTGCCTTTTTGGGTTTTTTGCCGCAGCGCCAGACACTGCCGCCTTGGCCGCCGGCGTTCGCGGGTTTGCCATCAATCCCCACCCTCAGGGGGTCGTCTTTCCAACTGTGGATGCGTGAGGAAAGGTTGACGCGCGTATCGTGAGCCGTTCAGCTCAGACTTTTCGATCCCCCCACCCTCGGCCTGCCTTCAGGCTGTGGATAACTTCCGTCCCGCCGATGTGGGCCGCGGTCGCCCGCAGCCGTCCCAGCGGCCATCCGTCCTCGTCACAGCCGATGACCGTGTGCGCGGCATTGCCGAAGCCACCGTTCTCGCGAGCGGTCTTGCGGCTATGGCAGCCGACGCACATCGTCCGAAGGTTCGCGGGGTCGTTGTTGTTCGGATTGCCATCGACGTGATCAACATGCGCCTGGCCCTTGCCGGTGCAAGTCACTCCGCAGCCATGCTCCTGGCATTGGTATAGATCACGCACCAATATGGTTTCGCGGAGCTGGCGCCATGCGCGGCTGTTGGTCGGCATAGACCGCTTGGCTTGACGATTGCCTGCCAAGCCGGCCATCAGTACGGATTCCCGTCCATGTCGGTGCGCTGCGGCTCCGCCGCGGCGTCGGCGTCCGGCACTGGCACGCCCACCTCTTCGCCCAGCAGCAGCACGACCGACTGCGTGAGCAGTCCGATGTGTTCAGCCTGCTGAGCGATCTGTCGTCCCTGCTCCACGATCGTGGCGTGCTGCTGCTCGGCCAACGACAGTAGGCGGTCTATGCGCTCGTCCATCAGAACTCCTCGACGGCCCAGCCGCCTCCGTCCCGCTTCGGCTTCACCCGGACTGCAATGAAGCGCATGGGATAAAGCGCGGCAGCCATCTTGATCTTGACCCTGGCATCGTCCATCCAGAAGCCTTTGACCTCGTGTAGCTCCATCACGCCATCAGCGGCTAGCACCGCAAAGTCGGGCGTGTAGAACATGCCGTCAGCCAGGCGCAGCTTGATGCCCTCGAACTTGTGCCACTGGATCTCACCGGCGGCCTCTAGCTGGCGTAGCCGCTCCGCGTAGGCGGCCTCGGTCTTGTTCATCTGGCCGACCTTGAGCCGGCCAAGCGCCAACATGGCCTTGCCCTGCCCCGCCATCAGCGCGGGCTGCGGCGGCGGACCTGGGCCTGGGCCTTGGCCTTGGCCTTCTTGCTCTTGGGCAGCGGAGGCAGGCGGTCCTGCACTTCGATCAGCACCCCATTGATCGCGGCCAGCTGGCTGGTGAGCGAACTGATCTGCGAGCCGGCAGCGGAATCGACATCCTCGCCGTGCGCCTTGACCGCGGCGAGCTCGCTGCGCAGGGCCTCACCGTCCGCCTCGAGGGCGCACAGGCGCTGTGCAAGCCGCTGGGAGAGAGTCGGCCACAGGGTGACGCCGAGTACTTTGATGGTTCGGGACATGGTGATCTCCAAGGATCAGGGGCGCTTGGCGCCGTTGATGGCCGCCTCGACGGCCCGGTATCGGTCTACGGTTTCGTCTCGCTCGGACTGGGCGAGTTCGCAGGCCCGTACAATTCCAGCCGCACCGAGCCGGCGTAGTCGGTCTTGTTCTGCAGCCGCTGCGGCAGCGGCGGCACCATCGGCCAGGCGGCTGGTTTCGCAACTGGCCCAGTGGCCGCGCAGGCGGCCAAGCTCACCGTCGCGGCCAGCAACAGCCGCCGCGATGCGCTCTTGATAGTCAGCATTGATCTTTTCCTCTCGCTCGTCGGCGGTATCTCCCGCCTGCTGGACGCCTGCCATCTGTTCCTGATCGACCGACCGCGCCACCTGCTCTCCGGCCAAGGCTTCCCGTCCGTCAGCCACCTCGGCCGTGGCGGTACTGAGAGCCGCGCGATCGCCGCGCCAGGACCAGCCTGCAGCGAACGACAGCACACAGCACACGGCCCATGCGATCAGCAGCCCAACGATCACGTGGCACCGGCTCATGGAGCAAGCTCGGCAACGCACTTGGCATGCCGCTCCAGCTGCCGATCCCACACGCCCCAACACACCTTGTTGGGCTTGCCGTTGATCAGCGTCGAGCAGTCGTATCCGCCGGCGCGCTTCCACAGCAGAAGGGCATCACAGGCGGCACGGTAGTTGCCCACCAGCAGCTGGCGCCGCATAGAAGATGCCTGCCAGTTGCCTGTCCCGTATTGGTACGTGAAGTCCAGATAGAGGTCGTACTCACCCTGGGTGAGGTAGACGCCAGGGAGCGAGGCGCGGAATCGCTTCTCCTCGCCGGCGATGTGCGCCTGAGCGGTATGCAGGGCGCGATCCGGGGTGATTCGATCTCCGAGCCGCACCGGGGTCCCGTCGGCGTGGAAGGTCGATCCGAAGCCGACCGTGGGGCGGTCGTTCTTGGTGGGGATGACGGCCGTATCGGTATAGCCCTCCCTGGATACGATCGCGACCAAGCCGGCAGCGCTCAGGACCAGAAGCGCGACGAGCGACCGACCTGGTGCGCCGCCGGGCCGGCTCATGCCTTGGTCGCCTTGGCAGCCTGCCGCCACTCGCGCACCCAGCGCCAAACCAGATAGGTGATCTGGCCGACCAGGTACACGACAGTCAGGATCACGACCAGGCGGTCGAGGTTGACGCCGCCGGCGACGGCCCCGGCCACCGCGACCGGCGGCGTGACCTTTGCCGCAGCACTCGCCGCGGTGCTGATGATTTCGTCCCGCATGGTTGCCCCGTGGATTGTCCGGTTCGGCATATCGCCCCTCCCGGTTTGGTCAATAGGTGCCCGCCCCGCTGCCGGCTTGGCGCGAGGGTTAATCCGATCTGGGAAGCGGGCAAAGAAAAAAGCCCGCCATTGGCGGGCCGGTATTTAGTAGAGCGGTGCTCAGGCTAGCGAGACAGGCTGCAAAGTCAGGCGGTGCAGTTTGTACATTGCCACCATCGCATCACGTGCATCCTGCAGCTTGATCTGATCGGGGTGGGATTTCGCCGCCCTGAACCTCATCGACAATCGCGTCGGATGAGATCTTGTTTTCCTGTGACAGTAAGCATTTCTTATTTTGTACAGCCGATCGCACTCTGTCATCAGTTCTTCGGGCAAACCCTTCTGAACACATGTTTTTCGATCCTCACCCCAACTTCCTGGAGAAGACTGTGCAACGTCGGCGGCAGTCTGCTCAAAGAACGCGCACGCAAGAATGAGCGCTGCTAGATACCTTCCGTAGACGAATGAGACTCGCGCCTCTTCAAGCAAGGCCATGTTCTCCATTTCAGCCCAGACCATGCCGTCGATGATGACGTGATCAGACAGCCATATGAGCCGCTCCACTTTGCCCTTAGCCTGACGTTCGTCAGAGCGTCGGACCGATTCGAGCACATCATTTTCCGTCCATGCAGCACGGTGTTCCATTGGCCTTGCCCCTACGCACTGTCAAATCTGCGCTGAATATCTCACGCAAGGGTATGACGAGAAAGCCCCGGCTGTGGCCGGGGCTTGCGTCTGGATAGTGGCAAGAATGCCCCTGTTTCCGATGACCCTTCAAGTCATCGCTATGCAGCGCGCGAAAGCGCCTGGCCGAACTGCCGCGCAGCTTCGCTCTCTGCCGCTCGCATCTGGACGAGCATCCATTCGTACACCGGCTGCCAGAACCTGCTGTATGCCGAGCAATCGGCCCCGATGGCTGCTGCACGCTTCCTGCCGCTCAGCTGCTCCAGGCCACTGCCGTCGCATGCTTCGCATTCCACGACGCCGGTTCCCTGCGGCGCAGCCTGTGTCCGCGCCCCTTCGCATCGCTTGCAGCAGCCGGCAGCAGCCATTTCGCCGATCACAGCCACGGCCAGTCCGCCAAGTTGCTCCATGGTGCTGATGGGCCAACACAGCGCGCGCGTGGCCTCCAGCTTTGCCTCAGCGCGCGCAAACTCCCGGCGCTGCATGTCCGTCACCGCGTTTCCCGCCCAGCCCATGCAGGTTTTGGCGATGCCGTACTCCGTACGCGCCACACTCAGCACCTGCTGGTGTCGGTTGTACTCTGGCGCGACCAGCGCGATCACTGCCTTTCGCAGATTGTCGATGCGACGGGCCGCACTCTCTGGCCACCACAGGGCCTCCAGCAGCTCCCGGCCGAGGCCGGCGGGCACCATTCCCAGCGCCGCGGCAATATCCTGGGTGGACAGATCCGGCGTGCCGCCACGGCCGGTGTCGAATTTCACGGTAGTTGGCCCCATCCGGCTGGACAGCAGCTCACGTACATTCCCCATGGCCTTTCCCCTTGTGCTCTCGTCGATTGATTTCACTGCGCAGCGCGCGTGCCCGGCGCAGTGCCTGCTCTGCCTCGCGGCGTACGGCTGGGGCGGTCCACGCCCTCGTCCATCGCATCGCGGCTATGTCTTGCTGGATGCTGCTCAGCAGCGCCAGCGCCTTGTCGTCGTAGCGGGTCAGGTCCATCCGTCCAGCTTCTTCCCAGTGCGTCGCACCGATCGCGACGCCCTCCCCTCTATCCCGGGCGCTCCCAGGCTGCAGTCAGGCGCTCGACCTTTCCGCCCCTCGCCTGCCATTGCTCGAACGTCTCGAAAACCGGCTGGGCCGTGGGAGCCGCTCGGACGGGCTTGGGAATCATTGCGGCGCGCAGCCCTACCGTCACACCCCGCGCAGCCCGTGCCCTCTCCACGCGACGGCGGTTCTTTGCCTTGGTGCGCTCTGCCCTCTGTGATTCGGTCAGCCGCGGCCGACTCATCGGCGTGCCACTCCTGCGGAACCTCGCGCCTTCACGTTCGCCCGTCTTGAGCAGGTAGCCCCGCGCGACCAGGTAGCGCAGCGTGCTGTTGATCCCGTCCTTGGCTTTGTCAGTGTCCATGCCATCGGCTGCCAACTTCTCGTACAGCCCCGCATAGCTCAGCCCGTCCGCCGGGGTCTGCTCGAACGCCGAGCGAACCTGATCGGCGCATGTCTTCTTGCTCTCACTCACGCTGCTGCCCTCAGCTCGATGATGTAGGTCTGTTGCTCAATCAATTCGTCGTCGCTGCCATATGTCTCGTGGAAGGTGCGCGAGCCGTCCATCAGGCTGGGCCCCCACGTCTCCCGCATCTCGGCGAAGGTCTTGCCCTGCATCGGATGGCGGCGGTGGTGCCACACGCACAGGGCATACCCGAAGGCATGCCCGCGGCGCTTGTTCCCGCTCTTGGCGTGGTTGTAGTCGCAGCCGTAAACCACCTGGCCTGCGGCGAGCAGCCCCTGCGCCACCAGCGACAGGCATGCCATGCAGGGACCGATCTTGGCCGCCTCGATGCGGGTGCCCTCTGCTTTCGTCGGTGGCGGAGCGCTGGACCACATCAGCGCGCGCCTCCCTTGCTCTTTTCGTCCTCATCGGCCTGACGCCAGCCGTGCTGCCAGGCCTGCGCCTTCTCGTTGAGAGGCCCGGCCTTTCTGTTCGCACCGTCTTCCGTCTCCACCGCGACCCAGACGATGTGCGGGTTATCGCTCAGGCGCTTGCTATTGAGCCGGGCCGAGTACCCGGCGTTGATCTGGGCGGCGTACTTGCTGCGGGTGCTGAAGGCGGTGAAGTCCATCAGGCAGTCCTCCTGAGCAGCACCAGGCTGGACCCCACGAGAACGCCGGCCCAGCTGGGTTCGCCCATCCCCAAAACGGCCAGGAACCCGACAACGAACAGCACGGCATCCCACGATGACCTCTTCATCCTCAGGCCCTCGCAAGTTCGTGGTCGCGCGGCACCGTGAACCCTGCAGCGCGCGCATGCCCGCCGCCGCCGTACAGCTTGGCGACCTCGCTAACGTCCACGCCGTCCGGGGTGGAGCGCAGGTCGAACTTCCGGCCGCCGCTCGTGTCCTGGTAGCAGGCCGCGAAGGCACTGCCCTTCGCCATCTGTCCGGCAGCGTCGCTGACCAGACAGCGCGGAATGCTCGCGACCGGCACGCGGTAGTTGCCGATCACCAGCTCCCGGCGGCACTGCGCGAGCTGCTCGGCGATGTCCTTCGCCCGCGCCCGCTCCAGCACCAGGCCCTGCTGGTAGAGCGAAAACGTGGTCTCGGCGGCCAGTGCGTCCCAGGCGTCGAAGGTGTACGGATGGCTGTGCACCGCGGCGCAGATCTCGCGGGTGTGCTGTAGCGCGAACCGCCACAGATCTCGGTCTTCCACATGGTCCAGGAACAGCGGTCGCGCCTTGCCGGGATGGAAGAAGTCCCACGCGATGCCTGCACCGCTGCGGTGCTGATCGAAGAGCGCGTAGATCACGGTGTGCTGCAGCCATTTCTTGTCAGCGCGAGCGCTCTCCAGCACCTTCGCCCAGCCCCAGCTGTCAGCCGACTGATCAATCCGGACGACATGTTGGCGCTCCGGCTGCAGCGTGGCCTCTGCGCTCTTGTGGTGATCCAGAACGAGGATCGAGGCCGTGAGTTTCTGCAGGAGCCGCATGACATCCGGCGGGTAGCAGAAGTCCACGAGGATCACGTCTCGTCCAGGCACATTCGGCGGCGGCGGATCGCCATACACGCCCGGGTGATAGTCGGCGTCCATCGCCTGGCGCACGGCCCATGCCGCGGTGAACCCGTCGGCGCAGTTGGCGTGATAGATGACCAGTGGTTTCATCGGGCTGTTGCTCCTTTGGATTTGCGGGTGCGGCGGCGGGCCGCGCGTTGTGCATTGCGGGCGATGGCTTCTAGCCGTTCCGCCTCCGCGATGTAGTGGTCGTGCCGGTCCTGCCTCACCGAGGCACTGAACTGGTATTGCTTCAGCGCTTCGTCGGCCGACTCGCGGAAGAGCCTTGCCAGCTTCTTCCCGGCCAGCCGCGGGTCGTGTTCGAAGATGTCGAGCTGGTTGTTGTCCGAGCGCATCAGGCGGCCAGCTCCCGTGCCAGTTCCTCCAGACGCGCCAAGATCTTCGCGTTGGCGCCCGGGGAGGCCTCGACCTTCCCAGCCAACAGGGCCACCGGATTGAATGCCGGCGTCGCCGCGGTCAGCTGCAGGTGGTCGCTCACCTGGTCGTGCGCCAGCAGCCCCTTGCTCACCGCATCCGTGAGCGCCGCATTGCGGCTGGTGAGGTCGAAGCCCAGCGACGGGGTGTAACTGGCCGGCAGGCGCGCAGCGCGCGCCTCCTTCAGCAGTCGGATATACGTCTCCAAGAACGCCGGCCGGGCTGCGATCTTGTCGCCAGCCAGCACCAGCGGCAGCGCCGTGTTCCATGCCTGCTGCGTGAGCGTGGTCCAGACCACGGTGTTGCGCTCGTCCGCTGCCTGGATGGCCACCCCCCACGCCTCGTTCGGCGCCGGGTGGCCGTCGTCGATCCGCTCCAACACCGCGGCGAGGGAGAGGCGTCCTTTCAGCTCCCGGCGGCAACCCTCCAGCGCGCGCTCCAGCTGGGCCATCGGATAGCAAGACAGGTCACGGGCCATGTAAGCAGCCGCGGTCGGGCGCAGCTGGTCGCCAATCACTTCCGCGGTAATCACCAGCAGGTCCACCAGCGCGTCTTGCTCGTGCTCAGCCAGCATTGGCAGCCCTCCCCTGGCGCAGGATGGCCTTCGCCTCGTCCGCAGCGCTGACGTTGGACTGCGTCTGGTCTGTCTGGCGGGCGCTCGTCTCGGTCACTTGGCGATTGGTCGCCCACTGGGTGCGGTAGGCCTCGCAGCGAGCCAGCAGCAGGCCAAGGTCGTGCATGCCCTGAACCACCAGCCGCTCGTTGACCCGCAGGAACCATCCAGCCACCAGCGGCGCCTCGGCGTGGCCCAAGCGCTGAACGATCTGCTTCACGTTGGCGTTGACCTTCGCGTTGCGGACCGGCGTCGCTCCATGGCGGGCTCGGTAGGCGATGGCATACGCCGTCCACGTGGCCCGACATGCGGCCTGCAGCTCGGTCTCGGAATCCGCCACCGGCGGCGTGCCCGGCAGGGCCGCCGGAAATGACGGTTCTCCTGACGGTTCAATGGGGGTTATATGACGGTTAGGCGGCACGGGGCGCACCTCCAGACCTGCGCCCCGTGCCGGAGCCCCTGCAGCGGGCGCACCCCCGGGTGCAGCGGGCGCACCCCCTGCATCTGCTGCACCCCCTGCGCCCGGTGCAGCACCCGATTTCTTTGCCTTCCGCTTCGCCTTTGTGCCGGCCGCCGACGCGTCAAACTTAGCCGGAGTCACCGAATACACGTTGCTGCTGTTGAAGCGACGCTCACGGCTCAGCAGCCCCACGGCTTCCAGGTGATCCATGGCGGTGCGGACCGCCCGCTCAGACATGCAGCAGCGCTTGGCGATCGTGCCGATAGCCGGCCAGCAAACGCCGTCGTCGTTGGCCTGATCGGCCAGGGAGATGAGTACAGCCTTCTGGGTGACGCTCAGGCTCTGCAGCGGCCAGCACTGGCTCATGATGATCGTGGACATGTCAAGCCCCCTCGCCTAGAGACAGGCCGTCTTGTCCGGCACTAGACTCCGAGAACTCTTCACCGCCATAGAGGCCACGCAACATGCCGATGACCCAGCAAGAGCAACGACAGGAGACGTTTCTCAGGCAGTTCTTTGACTGGCTGGAAAAGACTTCAGCAACAAACGCCGAGGCCGCCGCCATGTCGGCGAAGAACCGGGCGAGCTTCGTCAAGCGGGATCCCGTCCAAATGAAAGCGCACTTTGAAGAACTTCGGCTCAACCTATCAAGTGACGGAGCCAAAGCGGCTTTCAAGGAAGCCGTGCTTGCAGGCATACAGTCGCCATCGAAGTTCGCGGCGCAGGATCCGACACTTCGCGATGCAGCCGTGGCTTTGGGGGTTCCGGACTGGGCAATTCCGCCGCACCTCAATGTCTGACAAGGGTAAGCGTGCGGCGCAGCTCCCATTTCCTGGCTCGCCAAACTATTGAACTGGTTCATCGCGCCGCGCCTTTGGCAAGATTGCCCTTCGCGGCGGCCCGCGCGACATTCCGTTCCAGACGGTGAGCCATGGTCCGCAGCGCGCGGGCCTCGCTCACCATCAAAGCGGCTTCGGCGCTGTCGATCTGGCGGTCACCGATCGCGTCAACAGCCGTGCCGGTGAGGCGGCCGACCCGCGTGGTTATCTCCAACAGCTTTAGCTGCACAGCAGCGATCTCGTCGGGCCAGCCGCCTTCCGGTGCAGGCGGGACCAGGTCAACGGCCATGCCGAACTGACCGGCAAGTGCCTGCATCCACTCCAGGGCGTACTCGCTGCCACCGGCCTTCTGCTGCATCCACTCGGTCAGCAGCTCGGCGATCTCAATCGTCACCGACTCACCCTCGGTGCCGTTGAGCTTGGAACGCAACGTCTCCGGGTGCATGGACTTTCCACGCCGGTCTGTCAGCCATTTGGCAGCCTCGATCACACCGCCCGGCGTCTTGCGCACGGCGTTGTAGAGGCAGTCGAGCCAGTTAATCGAGGAGGTACGGCAGGTCATGGTTCACCTTGGGATGACGGGTGTTTCAAGGTTTCGAGCTGGCCCGTCATGGCGCACGATCTGCGTCATGGACGAATTCAATTCAGGGACGATGGCCAGGGACGGCCAATCAGGCGGCATGGACGCCGAGGTCGATACGGTCGACGTCCGGATCCTCCGGCGCCGAAGCGGCCGGAGTCGGCTGTTCCTGCACACCGAGCAGCTGCAGCACCTGCGGCAAGGCCGGAACGCGGTCATCTTCTGGCCACGCTTCAACCTCGGCCGCCGGCAGCTTCAGCACTTTGGCCAAGTGCCCATCGCTGCTCAGATACAACCGGGAGCGCAGCGCGCGCTTTGTAATCGGGGCGAGCGCAACCGTGTCGGCCCGAGCTGCCTCAGCGACAGCATCGGCGGCGCCGAACACATCCGGCCTGAGGTCCCGCGGCTCCACCTCGTTGGCCGTGGCACCAGCGATCCGCACGGCGAGGCGCGCGCTCACTGTTTTGTGCCCCCTGGCGATCATGTAGAGCGTCGCTGCGCTGCACTGGGCTGCGAGCGCAGTGCAGGCCAGGACTGGGCAGCCCAGTTTGCCGGTGCCCCCCTTCGAAATGGCGTATTCGGTCAGGTTCATGCGGCACACATTACCGTTTTGGTTATGTGGTTGCAATACCGTTTCGGTCATTTCCTGAAATGGTAATGGAGAGGACCATTACCGCCATGGATGCCAGCACCCTGAGAACTATCAACATGCGCGCCCGTGTCGCTGACGCTGGCGGCCCGGCAGAGTGGGCTCGCCAATTTGGCGGCACTCGGTGGCAGCAGCCACAAGTGAGCCAGTGGATTTCGGAGACGAACCCAAAAGGGATCGGGCATCGCCTTGCGCGCGATCTTGAAGCGGCAATGGGGATTGCAGCTGGCACTCTTGATCGTCCCTCCGGCGAATCTCACGCACTGGGACTTGATGTCTCTACCCTTCGCTCCGCAATACGTTTGCTGCAGTTGGTGTCGGAGATACGGGGCGGAGGTCCAGTCCCGAACATCGATGCGGAAGCTCTGGCCACCGCGTACGAAACGGTGGCAGCGGAAGCTCGGTCGCTCGACGACAGCAACGTATTGGATTTCATGCGTGCATTTGTCGATCGGTTGGAGCGAAACGGGGGTAAGGATGGCGTTAAGAGAGGACCAGCTGCAGGAACTGGCGCAGCGACTGGCTAAAGCGATGGACGGGGGCGCCGGGCAGGCTCACACCCCGCCGCGCCTCAAACTTGTTCCCGCCGCCAAGCAGCGCGGCATGGACAGCATCACCAGGGATTCCCACTGCCGGATGATTCGGCACTATCGGAGACACTGGGGACCGGTGATCCAGTTGCTTATCGATCAAGCGTGCTTTGGCGTCAGCGGCATCGAAGATCTCAGCGACGATTCCCTGGTCGATTTGCACCGCGATCTAGAGCGTGCGTTGGACTGCATCCGCGATGGTGTGACCTTTGAAGACGCCGGCCTGCTCCGAACACGCTACGGCTAGAAGCCAGCCGTAGCAGCCACTGAACCCCGCTCCGGCGGGGTTTTTGTTGCGTCACGCCCGGCCGCCCGGGCCCTTGGCGAATTGAATTACCGTTTTGGTATTGACCATCCATAACCATTTCGGTAATGTTGCCCCGTCGCCCCAGTAACAGCCCATCCGGGCCGGGGCACGGAGACTTCCATGGCTTCCATCACCGTCAGCGCGCGCGCCATCCCCGTCGTGGAAGCGCGCCCCAACACCAGCAGCATCGTCATCAAGGTTGGCGAAGCCACCGTCAGCCTCGCACCCGACGAGGTCGCCCAGCTCTGCCAGGACCTGTCCCGCGCCTGCCTCCAGGTGCGCCGCACGGCCAACGCCCGGCGCGGAATGGTGCCCGCCGGCCGCATCGAGATCTGCCGCGGCAACGCCGACCTGGTCGAGGTGCAGGCATGAGCGCCCCGTGCAAGATCGCAGCCATCCGACACGCCGTCAGTGCGCTTCACGGCGCCGCTGACGATGGCGCGGATACCCGCCGCTACGCGGTTGCCCTGCAGGAAGCCGGCGCCAACGTAGATGCGCTGATCGAAGCCGCTGGAAAGCTCACTGGAACGGTGACCGACGGGGGGATGTTGGTGAGTTTCGAATCTCTGGCTGACCTGGTCACCGCCCTCATCCTCATCAACGGCGGTGCCGCATGAGCGCCGTCATCCTCCAGTTCCCCGCCAACACCGCCCAGCGCGCCAACGGCGCTGGCCTTGCCGTGGCGATCGCTGCCCGCCGCATGGGGTATCGCCCGCACCACATCGCCCGTGCCGCGGCCCTCGCCCGCCGCGAGGTGCTCGACGGCCGCAAGAGCGCCGCCCGCGCCGTCGCCGACATGACTCGCGACCTGTCCTATGGCGCTCGCAACCACACCCCAGGTGCCGCATGAGCGGCATCGACTTCGCCTTCGGCCTGATCGTCGGCTTCGCCGCCGGCGCCATCATCGCCACGACCTGGGTGCAGCGGCGCCAAGAAGAGCACTTCGCCAGGCTCATGGAGCAGATCCGATGCGCTGGCTGAGCCGTCACTGGCGCGCCGCCCTGCTGGCGCTGCTTACCGCGATGCTCGGGCTGGTCTCGTTCGGCATGGCATGGGTCCGCATCTACGACACCGGCGTGTACCTGCTGATGGGTGCCCTTCTGTGCGCCAGCTTCGTGCCCGACGCCTGGAGGCGCGGCCGCGATGGCTGATCCACTCACTGTCGCCTCCTGCCTGCGAGCCATGCGTCGCGCAGGCGCCGCTGGCGAGCCGGTGCCCGCAGAGACGGCCGCTGTGTGGGCGAAGGTCTGCATCGAGCAGCTGTACGGCCAGCAAAAGCCGGTCCGCTACGAATGCCGGCGGCGCGGCAGCAGAGAGCCCTGGGAAGAGGCCGAGCCCGAGGACGTGGCCAACCCGCGGCGCCGGAATCTGATCATCCGCGCGCTCTACCTGCACCCGCCGGTCGGAAGGCAGGAGCACCGCTGGCCGCCCGGAAGCAACGGTGACGGCCGATGCCTGGACTGCGACGAAGCCGAATGGCTCGCAGGGCCGGACTGCCGGCCGCATGCCCCGCTCCGCGACCACCGCTCTTCCATGCCCTTCCGCATCACCTGGCTGATCGAACCGCTCGAAAAGCTCCAGTACCTGACCAGGTTCCTCAGCCCGCTCGAACGCGCCAAGTGGCGCAACGAAACCACCTACCTCATCGACCGCATCAGAGACCACGAGAAGGGAAGCCAGCCATGACCGGCCACAAGACAACCAAGCTCAGCGATGCCATCCGCAACCTGATCGTGTGTGACACGCAGTTCGGCTGGAATGGCGCCACCACATTGAAGCTGCCCGAACTGCTGGACCTGCAGGCCCGCGGCTGGCTGATCGAAGGCGATGAGAACAACGAGTTCTCCCTGACGGTCGAAGGCGAGGCGGTCATCGCGCGAGCTCTACGACAGGCCCTGCCCGCAGAGCTGGCCGAGCAGCAGGGAGAGTCCGGAGAGTGGGGCGGATCTGAGTATTACCGTCGCTTGTTACTGAAGGCGGTGGAGATGCTGACGAAAATCAGCATCCGCCTTGGCTTGGAGCCGAACTCTGATGGCGTTGAGCCGATATTGGCCGCGATTGACGCCCTCGCCGCAACTGGCAAGCAGCAGGTTGGCGAGGTGCACCCGGACGACCTGGCTGTAGATGCGTTCGCCACCAGCATGAAGGCCAAGATGGCGGCAGCACGTGCCAAGGGCCGTGGCGGCTGGGAAGATCCTGCGCAATGCAGCGCTAACGACCTCTCCCGCCTGCTTCGCGACCACGTGGAGAAGGGCGACCCGCGCGACGTGGCCAACTTCTGCATGATGCTGCACCAGCGCGGTGAGGCAATCGCTGCGCAGGTTGGCGAGGTGCAGGGGGATGCGCGGACCATTGCCCAAGCACTGCGGGTTGCGTTCCGACACCTGGATATGGGCTCGATGCGCGTCAGCCACTGCAAAGACGCGGCCATCATCGAATCCGCGTTGCAGGAAGTCCAGACGTACGATTTGAACGCGGCTATCGCCGCCCTCGCCGCCCCCCAGCCGGGGGCGCAGGAGACGGGCATCGACGGGTATCAGCGCGCCTTCTATGAGCTGGCCTCCATGATGGGAATGACCGCCCAGCCCATCTCGCCCAAGGAGGTGTGGGAAACGCAGATGCGACCTGCGCTTCAAGCCGCCATTGCTGCACAAGGGCCTGTTCCCATGGTGCTGTACTGCCCGCGCTGCCATGTACAGCACGTGGATGCACCTGACGAGCGCACGCCTGACTGGCAAAACCCGCCCCACCGCTCGCACCTGTGCCACGGCTGCGGCCTTATCTGGCGGCCTGCCGACGTTCCGACCATCGGCGTCGAGCGTACCCAGACGGTTGGAAGGGGCGATACGCCGTTCACGCCAGCGCGGGCAGGAGAGCAGGCACCTATCGGATACGCCAATCCTCACAACCTCAACGACACGTCCACCGACGGCGTGGTCCTGCGTAAGCGCGGCGAGTTTTTTACCGTGCCGGTCTACGTCGCCCCGCCCGCGCAGGGCATCGACCTGGGGCAGCAGCAGGACGCCGTACGCTGGCGCGCCATCGCCCCCCTCCTGTCGGTTGAATGGGATGAAGACGATCAGCTGAAGCGCTGGACGTGGCTCGACTTCAAGGGCGACGCCCCAAACATTCCTAGCCCCACACGTCAGGAATACACCAGCGTGGACGAAGCCGTGGACGCCATGATCGAACAGCGCGATGCAGCGCCGGGGGTGGGCAATGGCTGATATCGAACAGCAGACCGCGCCGAACCCGTATTCGGATGGCCCGATCTGGAATGCGTTTGGCCTTGGTCGCGCCGCCTACCTGGTGGTGCCACGTCGCACTCTTCAATCCATGCCGCTCGACTGGCAGCGGAAGTTCGTCGCACTGATGGATCAGGCTCACGCGGCACTGCCGGCCGAGGCCTTCCCCGAGTACAGCGTGCAGCGCAAGGAGGCCGGCCGGTTTGTAGCCGACCCACTGCGCGAGTACCGCCATACCGGGCCAATCAAGGCCGTCGCCACCCTGGCCACCGTCAAGCCGCCGCGTAACCGCCGCACCAAGCTGGGTGATGAGCGCTGATGTTCGCTTCCGACAGATCGTCACTCAGAAGCGCTTTGAGCCTCCCGCCAGAGCTTTTCGTCGAACTCCGCGTTCTCAAGAAGGTTCTTTGCGAAGACAAGGGCGTCCGCGCCCAAGTCTTCAAAATCTACTTCAGTCCACTTGCAAAGCAGCTGCCTCAGTTCGCGGATATCAACGACAACATCCTCGCACCAAGCACTATTGCCTCGAATGGAGCAGTTGCGACCGGGCATCAGGCGTGGCGAATGAACCTGTCGAAGCTCCGTCGCGGAAATCACTGCGATCGCCTGCGCGAGAGCATCCGCAACTTTGGGCGGCAACACACGCACATGAGGAAGCAACAACCTGGGCTCCTTCGCCGACACTTGCGAAAGAAGGCTACTTACCTTTTCATTTTGAAAGTAATTCGCCACTCCATGAGTCATTGTCGCGATGCTGATCAAAGTAAGCGCATTGAGCTCCTGTATAGCAAGGTTATCAACAATAATTTTTCCAATAAGTCTGGCCTGACGCTCTTCATCAGATCGACGAAAGAGTATTGGCAACACCCCGACAGCAAGTGCGATGCAAGCAGCAGCAAACGTGGCGATGGCCGATGCCCAACCAGCTGCCTCCGGGGTCCACAACAGCGGCACGCCAAGGATCAACGTCGCCCCTGCCCCCCCGATGCTCAAGCAAAGTGCGGCAATAACGATGGGGCGCTTTAACCAAAAGGCCATTCTATGAATCAAGGTCATCCGTGTTCCCCTGTGCGATCTCAAGTTGATTCTGTCATGACAATCGCGCTGATCGTGCCCAGACTGTGTGCGGCTTGGGTACTGCCATCTCGGGGATCGCAAGTGTGACCGAGGCTGCCCCTATGACCCAGCGACACATCAGCCACCCCGAGCCGCTGCCGGCCTGCGCCGCCGGTCACAGCGCGCGCCACATCCACGACCTGCGCGGCCTCGTCGCCGGCGGCGGCCACTTCGTCGAGTGCCGGTGCCGCCATACCCGGAAGCACGCCGAGCCGGACGCCGCGATCGCGGAATGGAAGCGGGTCAACCGGCCCGCGCGCGCGCGCCGTACGCCTGAGCCGGCCGTAGTCGACAACGTGGTGCAGATGAGGCTGCCCGGCCTGGCCGCTGGCAACGCCGCGTGAGCGCCACCTACCAAAACGAATCAGCCGCACGCCGCGGCGAAGGAGACCAGATGACCAGCACCACCGAACGCCGAGCCCCCAACCTGTTGCGCCTGAAAGAGGTCATCACCAAGACCGGGCTGTCCAAAAACACCATCTACGACCGGATCCGGAAAAAGGAGTTTCCTGCGCAGATCGACCTCGGGGGCAACTGCGTGGCCTGGTCGGAGGACGAGATCGACCGGTGGATTCAGGCAAAAATGGATGCCCGTCAGGTCAATGAGGACGGATTGCCGAAAGCCGCATGATGCGGGGGCATATGTGGGGGCATCCGCACGTGGCTGGGCTGCCACTCCCTACTGCCGCAAGGGTCTTACAGCCGAACGGGATTCCCCTTGGCTCCACCACTATTCAATACAAAGCCCCGGGAATTCTGTTCCCGGGGCTTTGTTTTTCCAGCGACTACAGGACGGGCTTACGCGCCTTCGGGATTATCCTTGCGCTCCGGCCGGCGTGTTCCCGCATCATGGATCGCCTGATCGGTCTGGCCCGGCCGCTGCTTGGCGGTTTCATCCTGCTTGCGGTCCTGCTGACTCTCTTCGATGCCTTCCTGCTTGCCGTGTTCGCTGGGCTTGGTGTCTGCCAT